CCACCAGGACATTGTCGATCACGAACCGCTGCGCGCCGAACGAAAACACCGCTTTGGCGAAGCCCAGGATCAGCGCGTTCCGGAGCGTCACGTCCTTGCCCGTGATGCTGACCGCCGTGCCGCTGAAGGCCGCAACCTGCGTCGCGGCGTTACCCTGAGTGAACGGGATGGTGAGCGCTGAATTGACGATGGTGATCCCGTCAAACCCGCTCAGGCTGGCAATCGTGATTGTCGCCGCCGGGTTCAGCTTGATCGTGCTGCCGCGCGTCGCGTACGGCTCCAGGATCGGCGAGGCGCCCGACCCCGGTTTGATAAAGTGACCCCGGAGTTGGCAGCGAACCGGGATCGTGAAGCTGGTCGCGACATAGTACGTGCCGCCCGGGGATAGCCAGATCGTGCCGCCGTCAGCCCCCAGCGCCGTGAACGCCGCCGTGAAGGCTGCCGTGTTGTCGGTCGAGCCGTCCCCGACCCCGCCGAAATCCTCAATGTAATAGTGCCGGGCGAAGCGCGCTGCCAGCGTCGCGGCGGTTGTCGAGCCGGTTGCCGTGATCAGGGTGCCGTCATACAAGGACGAGGCGCCGTAGCCGGCCGCCGTCACGGTGCCGGTGACGGTGACGTTGCCGTCCACCCTGAGGGTGTCATTGGACAGTTGCAGGCAGGTATCGCCGCCGTGGCCGTCCTCCACCCGTTTCAGACTGCTGGTGACCCCGACGCCGCTGTTGTCGAGGTGGAGCAGATCGCCGAAGGTGTCCTTCGGCCGCAGAGTAAACCAGTCAGCCACTTACAAAGTCCCCCAGGGTGAGTCCATCTCGCCCCAGGTTTCGGCAGCCGTCCCGGCTGTGGTCCGGCCGCTGGCTGAGGTGATCCGGGCGATGCGAAGGCGCCCGCGCAGGACGGTGGTAACGGCGCCGCCGGATGAGGTGATCGAGGCGGAATGCCAGTAGGTGCCGGCCTCCAGGCCGGTGGTGTCGGCCGGATCGAGCGCCACGGAAAACGTTCCCGACGCCGCCACGGTGACGGTGATGCCGTCGCCCAGGGACTTCTCAACCAGCACGCTCGCCCCATCGGTGAGCTGGTAGGCGATGCTGGCGCCGGTCAGGTCGATGACGGCACCGGCGCTGTCGGTCGCGGTACCGGCCAGCGTCTCGCTGTCACCGGCCGTCATGACGCCGTTGTGCCGCTCGCGGGTCAAAGTGATGGTCATCAGAAGAATTCCGCCCGGATCGGCGCGCTGTTCTCTTCCGCCTGGACCTGCGTCCGGATCTCGCCCATGGCGGCACCGTGGAGCGTCCACAGCTCGGCCCGGCGCGCATCGGGCAGGCCGAAGTCGTCAGCGCAGCGGGCAGCCACGATGTATGTCAGCGGCTCAAATACGGTGTCCGGGATCGCGCTGAGCACCCACGTCACGTAAACCTCACGGTCCAGCATGGCGTGCACGTTGGTGGCAACCTGCTCGACCAGGGCGGCGTCTTCGGCTGTGGCAGTCTCGGTGCCCGACAGGACACCGAGCTTACCCAGCACCCGGTTGCGCAGTTGCGCCAGGGTGTAAGTCGTCATTACGCTTGGTCAGCCTTCGGAGCCTTGCCGCGCCGCTTCGGCCCTTCGTCGGTGCCTTCCGGCAACGCGACATCTTCCTCCGGGCCAACGTCAGCCGCCGTCTGCTGCGCCGCGAGTTCTTCCTCAGTCGGCTTACCGGCGTCGGGGTTCGGGTTCATATCCAGGGTTTCATTAGTGGTTTGCGCCGGGCCGCTGCCCGGCCCCGTGCCGATGCCGGTCGGTCCCGGCGGGCTCCACAGCGGGGCATCGGGCTGGCCGCTGTCGCCGCTGACCTTTTCAAACTCGCCGTTGCCGTCGAGCTTGGCCCCGAGCGACGCGTCACTGACCTCAACCGGCTGGTCCTTCTCGAACCGCTTGCCGCCCAGGGTGACGTACCCTTGTTCGTTCGATCCGGTCCATTTGTAGCTTGGCATTCTCTTCCTCCGTAAAGTGGAAGCACGGTTACGTGTTTCCGTGCTTCCGTGCTTTCGTGTTTCCGTGGTTACGGCATTGAGTAGAAGGCCGTCAGGTACAGCGTTCCGGTCGTGGCACTGGTCGCCGGGGCGGCCTTCACCAGGATGTCGATGGTATCCTCGGCGGTGAACGCCAGCGGCACACCGGTCGCTGCTGTGGCCCGGAACAACCCGCCGGTTTGGCCCGCCGTGCTGGCCGCCACCCAGTAGTCCGGATCGCCGCCGTAGCCGACGTCCAGCGTCACCAGCGGCGTGCCGTTGCTGTCGAGGTCGGGGACCACCACCAGCACATCGAAGACGGTTGCCCCAGCAGGCACCTTGACCATCTGGAACACGTCGTTGATGACGAGCGCCGCCGTGATGGCGTAAGAGCCCGTGGCGAACTTGACGTCGTTGCCGGAGCCGTGCCCAGCCGCGAAGTAAGTGCTAGCGGCGTAGTTCGAAGTATAGGTCGTTGCCATTTTCTACGCCTCCCCTCAATCGCCAACCGCAGCAGTCCACAGAGTCACAATTCCGTGCTGCTTAGAGTTGAAAATCAGCTTCTCAACACCGCGCATTTCCTGGATTGCCACGCCGTGGCGGAACTCGTAATCCGTCTCCTGCGTCTTCGACACCGGGCGCTGTGCCCAAGCCACGCCGATTGCCTGCGCGCCGCACAGGTAGGACGCCGCCACGTCGATGTTCGACGCACCCACGCCGGTCACCACCGGCAGTTCCGGCACTTCGCGGATGATCACGCCGTCATAGGTCAGATCCCCGTCCCTGAAGAGCGGGTTGTTGTCGCCCCGGACCTGTGCGTTTTGGTTGATGGTCGCCAAGCTGGTTTTCAAATCTCTGAACGCCAGCGACGGCGCGAACATCACATACCATTCCTCGTCTTCGCTCACCCGAACCGGCCGGATATGAGGATCGGCGGTCTTGGCGATCCGCTTCGCCAAACTGACGGTCTGGTAAATCAGCTTGTCATTGGTCGAGTCGACGTTCGCCAGCGCCGCGCTGTGGTCGTTGCTGGCAATGTTGGACTTGGCCGCGCCGAACAGGTAGCGGTCGCTGTTGGCCGCCAGATAGGTGTCCTTCGTGGCCTCGCTGGTGTTGGCATAGCTCGTGATCGTGTCGCCGGAGCGGAACGAACCGAAGGCGTCGATGATGCCGCGGCCGTTGCCATTCGCCCCGCGAAGGTCTTCCATGCTCCACATCTTGAGCGCGGCCTTGGCGGCGTTGCGCAGGCCCAGCTCGCTCTTCTGCTCCTCCAGCCAATCGATGACGACGCCGTTGCGAAGAACGTTGGTCGTGATCTTGTGGCCGTAATTGCTGAGCTGTTCCTCGCGGCCTTCAAGTACCGAGTTTCCACTGACGCCCTGCCCTTTCAGCCGGGTAATCAGTGGGATGGTGACTTGCGTCCCCGGCTTGTTGGTCAGCGTTTCATTGAGGTGAATGATGCTGTTCGCATCCGTCCCCATGTAACGGTTGAACCTGTTCCCCCGGATGTATTCCAGAAAGTAATCAGAGTCCCATTGCGCGACCGCATTAGCGGAGGCGACTGTCGTGTCAGCCATGGCGGTATCCCGTCAGGTGCTCGGCTCAGCCCATCTTCAGGCCGGGGTTGCCGAGCACGGATAGTGGGGGCGGGCCGCTGAAGGCCGGCGCTGGAGAGCGCGGCGCGGCGGCTCGGGCGGTTGACAGGGACGTTGGGAAAGCGGGGAGCGGTGCGGGTGGCGGAGCCGGCGGCGTGACTTGCTGGTACTTGGCCGCATACTCGGCCTCCAGCTTCTCACGCAGCTCCTGCTCGATGCGTTCGCGGTAGCCGGCCGGGTCGCCGATCTCGCGCATGGCGAGGACTTGGCTGCCGACGCGGTACGCGAAGCCGGCGGGGTGCGGGTCGCTCATCATCTGCTGGTACAGGGCCGGGTTGGACTTGACCGCTTCGATGAACGCTGACTCTTTTTCCGCGTAATCCGGCTTGCTCGCCTGCTCCATCATGACGCTCATGTCGAGCCGGGCGCGGGTGACCTGTTCGGAAACCTGCTGCTCGATATGCTGGAATGCGCCGTCTGGATCCGCGAACACGTCCGGCCGCACGGGTGGGGCGGGAGGCGGTGTTGCCCGTCGGCGCCACTCCTCCAGCTCCCGTTCCGCGCGCTGTCGCTTTTCCCTCTCGTCCAGCAGGGCTTGAATGGGGATCGGCCCGTGATCCTGCTTGGAAGCCGGCGGCGCTTCCTGCTGCCCGTCCTGCGGCTTCGGAACAAACCGGCCATGCTCATCGCGGGCGCGGTCGTCCTTCGGCTCAGGCGCGGGCGGTTCGCCCGATGGTGCGGGCGCAGACGGTTCCGCTGGCGCCGGTGCCGGTGTCGGCTCCGGTGCTGCTGGCTCGCTCTGCGCTCCGCTCAGGATCTCGTTCAGTTCCATTTCGGCCCTCGTCGTCACGCCCGAAGCCCCGGCGGCGGGTTTGCCTGCTGCGCCCGATGACCGGCGGCGGCCCGGAACGACGAAGGGCGCCCCGGTCTGGGACGCCCCTCGGCGAAACTCGTGATGTGTAAAGTGCGCGGGCTACTTGCGGCCAAGCCCGCCATCAGGTCGGGCAATCGCCTTGACCGCGAACATGAAGCCGGTTTCCAGATGCGTCCGCGCCAGCGATGCCCAGCGGCCCGCCTCATGATCGCCGGCCGCGCGCGTCGCGTCCTCGACTTCCGCCAGCAGGTCGACCATCTCGGCTTCCTTCGCCTTGACCCTGTTCATCAAGGCGATTTCGTCTTCCGACAGGTCCCGGTAACCGCTGATCCGTTTGTGTTGGTTATCGACCAATGTCCGATCCTCTCATTGCTACATGCCTCCTCGCGCCAGATGTTCCTGTATCCAGGCAGCTTGCGCGGCCTGCGTCGCGGGATCGACGCCGCGCATCAGTGCCAGCGTCGGCTCGGCGCCCACATGCGCCCCGCCGGCCAGCCAATCGACGGCCTTGCCCGCGCCCTGCCCGATGCTGGTCATGAGGTCGGCCAGCCGGTTGCGCGTGGCGCTGACGGTCGGCAGGATGAGCGGGTCATCCATTGGACGGCCTCGCCCCTGGCGGAGCCGGCGGCGGACGTGTCGCGGCCATGCGGGCATCGACCAGCGTCTTGGCGGTGCGCGCTTGTGTGTAATCGATGTTCGCCACCTGCTCCTCGATGTCGAGCGAGGTCGGCGGCGGCTCGCCCTGCGGTGCTGCCGGTCCCGGCTCGGGCGTCTGCACCTCGATCATGCGCGCCTGCGCCTCGGCCTCGGCCTTGCCCGCCTGCGCCTCCAGCAGCCGCACCTTGGCGACCTGCTCGGCGTCGAGCAACTGCTGCGCCCGCTGTTGCTGCTCGGCTTGCGCCTGAGCTTGCTGCGGGTCCTGCCCGCCGCCGCGCATCTTCTCCAGGATCGCGTCTTTATTCCGCAACTGGCTCATCTCGACCAGCGTGTCGGGCGGGATCGGCACGCCGGCCTGAACCAACTGGACGATCAACTCGAACTGTTCGTGCTGGATGGTCACGCTGTCCGGCGCGTCATCGACGATGATATCCACGTCCATTTCGCAGACGTTGTTCTGCACCCCGACGACCTGTTGCAAGCGCGGATCGCCCTGCATCGCCTGCAGTTCCATCTCGATCTGCTCGGGCGGCAAACCTTGGCTCTGGAGCTGCTGCGCGAACTGCTCGCCTGCCGTGACCGGCTTATTCAGGGGGACGAACTTAATGTTGCGCTCGTCGTCGGTTACCCTGATCCAGCGCTCTTCGGTCCAGAACTGGCGGATGCGAGCCCAGACGGCCTTGTAGATCGCGATGTTGAACTGGCGTAATCGGTCCAGCATCGGACCAAGTTCAATATAGCCGCCCTGCTGTTGCGCCTGGATTGCCCGGCCAGACTGTGAAGCCGGGCTTTTACCCTCCATGGACGCATTAGGCCCCATATTGTCGATTTCAGCCGTCGCGTGCTGAAGAAGCTGGAACTGTCCGGCGGCGAGGTCCGATGTCTGCTGGATTTCAAACCGCTTGTTGGGCGCGACTTCAAGGTAACCGTCCGGCTTTGCAAGCTCAACGCGCGCGGATCTCGGGTCATCTACTGCGCCTTTATCGGCGATTACCTGCCGCATCGTCAGTAAATGCAGCGCTTTTGAACGCCGTTTGTTGATTTCATCTTGCGGCCCGATCATCTCGCGGACCACGCCGTAACGCGCGTTGCCGCGGTCGATATAGGCCGAGGTCAGGACAATCGGGCATTCCGGCTGCCCGTCCTCGCCGACGTAGGGGCTCGGCCCGCCCTCCAGCTTCACCCCGCGCGTGAACGTGCACCAGTGCCAACCCTGCGCTTGCTTCTCCCAAAGCTGGACGATCCGCACCCGCTTGCGCTTGGCGTCGCACCACATGCGGTCGCCGGGGCGATCCTCATAGGTGCCGCTGGTGCTGTGGTAGACCATGGCGTCGAGATCGTCGGCGGCGTCCGGCCATTTCCGGCGCGCGTCGTCCCAGTCCATCCACAGGACCATGCCCAGATAGTTGCCATCCGAACAATTCGCCTCGCGGGCGTGCGGATCGCGGAAAATCCGGTCCCACGGCAGTTGCCGGATCACGATTTCCGGCTGGTCGCGCTTCATCTCGACGACCACTTCCGCCCCCGCCAGCCCTTCGATTAGCAGGTTTTCCCAGACGGACGAGCGCACCGTGTCGTAGCGCGACTGGTCGGCCACAAACCGCAGCGCATCGGTCGCGGCGTGCGCAGAGTCCTCGTCCTGCGGGTTCCTCGGGAACGCCTTGGGGTCGGTGCGCTGCTGCTGCTCGACGCCGCGCAGGAAGTCGATCTTGCGCTTGATCCGGTTGATAACGATGGCCGGCTGGCCGCGCTTGGCCAGCGCCGTCTTCTCGGCGGATGTCAATTGTTTGTTATCGTAATAATCGCGGTCACGCTCGCTCAGCGTCCGCTCGTCGGTGGTGGCTTCCTCAGCTTCTTCAAAATACTGAACATACCGCGCCAGATCCTCCGCGTCGTCCTCGACGATGGGCGGCGGTGCCGTCACACCGCTGACCGGCGGAGTCGTGGCTCTCCAGACCCGCGCGCTGGCGCTGGCGTGGCCGATGGGGTCGTATGGCATGTCAGGTCGTCAGCGTCTGGAGAGCGGTATTGTCGGCGCGAGTCGGGGCGTAGGCGATGCGGCGCAGCCAGCCATTGAGCGGTTCAGTCCCGGTCGGGTTGCTGTTGCCAAGCCGGAACTCGGTTAAGCCGGTCGGGACCGTCGTTGTGCCGGTCGTCAGAGGCGTTGCACCGTCGCGCGCGAACGCCACGCTGTTGGTGGCCCAGGCGACGGCGCAGCGGGTCGCCACGTTGGGCGTTAGGGTGCCGGCTTCCCGGAGACTGATCTGTGTGACGCCGCCAGTCACGACCAGGGCCTGGGCGTTGCCGCTGTTCCTGGCACGGAGTGAAACCCGGTTGTTGGTCGTGCCGTCCGACAGCAGCCACCCGCCGGCATTCAGGCTCGTCGTGGTGTCGAGGGTGACGAGGTCGGCGAGCACGGCCCCTTGGGCGGCGTTGAACGACGGGATGGCGCTGGTGGCAATTGTGCAGACATCGGCGGCCCGCGTGACCGTCGAGCCGACCGTGACGATCGGCGATGTGGCATAGGCTCCCAGCTCCAACTGGACGTTGGTGCAGCTCCCCGACACCGTCAACGTCAAGCTTCCAGCGGTCGGTGTGAAGCTGAGGCTGACGCGGGCGTTGGCTGCGGTGCCGACCAGCGGCCCGGCGGTCGAAACGCCCGTCAGCGTGATCGTGCCGGTGCCCCAGAAACTCAGCGTGTTGGCTGCCGCCGCGACAGTGCAGCTCTGCGTCACGCCAACGGCGGAGTTGAGGAACAGATTGGTCCTCGCGCCCTCAAGCAGCAGGCCGCGCGCGGTGCAGACGGTGACGGCGCTCCCGGCCGTTGCGATGTAGGCGGTGGCGCTGCTGCCGGTCTCAAGCTGAGCACCCCAGAGGTGCAGCGTGCCGGTGCCGTTGCCCTGATAGCTGAACTCGCTGTCCGCCGTCGCCATCCTGATAAAAGCCTGGATGGTGCCGCTATCGGCGCTGGCCGGGATGCCGGTCAGGGCGCAGCGATACCAGCCGCTGCCGGCGTCCGTGATGGCAACGACAGGGCTGGCCCCGGTGCCCTCGGTGGTCGTGCTGCCAACCACGCCGGTTGTCAGGTTGAACCACCCGATGATGCTGTCTGCGCCAGTGTTGAGCATCAGCCGCAACCAGCTTCTGGTGCCCGCCTTGGCGTAGACGCTGAATGTCTGGGTGACATGGGTGTCAATGGCGACGCCCTGCAGCGTGCCCCGGCTAGTCGAGCCCGAGTTTTCGGTCAGCGTGTCGGCGGTCGTCGTGCCAAGCGGGTCGGTGACGGTATCGGCCGTGACGCTGACTTGGCCGGCGGTCCAGACCCCAGCATTATCCTGATTACTTGACCGGAGAATGAGATTGGTGCGCGCCGTCGTCGGGTCGTAATCGAACCGGGCGGCATCGGTCGCGGCACTGGTCAGGGTGCCGGCGGAATTGAAATACCAGCCCGTGCTCGCCCGCGTGAAGGTTTCCAGGCCGCCCAAGGCCATGGTGCTGACGTAGTTGTAGTCGAGCGTCGGAGTGAACGGCGTGCCGCCGGCACTGACCACGACACCCGATGCCACACCCCGAACGCAGCCCCGCACGGGAGCCGTGATGACGCTCACGTTATTGGCTTACTCTATACGTTACGGTGCCGCTGGTGTAGGCGGTGCAGTTGAGGCGGTACAGCGTGTCGCCCTCGACCTCCTCCGCGATGACGCCGCAGGGCGCCGTGAACGTCGCCGCCGTGCCGGACGAGTCCCTACTGACGCCGGCCCAGTTGGTGCCGTCGAACGACCTCTCAATGGCGACGGTCGCGACAAATGTCCCGCGCAGGCTGACGTTGAACTTGCCGATGGGGCGGAACGAGCTGCTTTGGCCGGTCGCCGTGAAGGTGCCGCTAACAAGAACGGTTGCTGACATTTAGGCTACCTTCCAGGAGTCGTGGTCGTCTGTGTTGCCGAACGTCCGCGCCCAGCGGTCGACCGGCGCCTTGGGCTTGGCGGGCCGCGATCCCGCGACCATGTCGTCAAGCAGCCGGCCGAGCAGGGCGCAGGCGTCGACCATGTCGTCATGCTTGCCGGCGGGAAAACTCAGCAGCTCGCTGACAAGGTCGGTTGTCCACGGCGCGTTGCGCGGGAAGTACACCTTGCCCATCGCCATGCGGGCGCGGATCGATTGGGCGCGCGTTGCCTTGTCGCGGACGCTGACGAACTGCTGCCGGCTGAAGTACACCCGGCGCTCGTTGGCGCGCTGCTCCAGAAACGGGCCAATCGACTTCAGGATCTGCCCCTGCTCCTCCGCCCAGTCCATCGGCCGCCATTGGTCGGCCAGATCGAGCAGTGCTTCCACCCACCGATCCGACGCGGTGCGCTGCCGCCACAGGTCCAGCACATACAGGTTATCATCGGGATCGACGCCAGCGACCACGTGCACGGTCCAGTCGCCGCCGTCCGCCGTCACGGCATAATCCGATGCGCCGTAGATGTGCAGCGTGCTGCGGGCGGGCGGATCGTTATAAAACCTCATCCAGGTCTTGAGGAAATAAGAGCCCTCGTCAGGCGTCGGGTGCTGCTGGTAGAGCGCCGACCAGAAGCGCGGCAGGGTGTTGCGCTTGATCCGCTCCAGCGCTTCGATGGGATAGGCAGCCGGCCACAGCGCCTCGCCGTTGTCGCTGATGGCGGGCAGCTCGACCACTTCCCAACGATCACCGCCCGCCGCCTGCTGATCGAGCAAGCGGCCCATCAGGTCTTCCTCATGCATTCTGTGAGCGATCACGACAATTGCGCCGCCGGGCTGGAGCCGGTTGTAGGCCGAGCCGGTGTACCAGTTCCAAACAGCCTCCCGCGTCGTCTCGGACAGCGCGTCTTCCATCGATGCAAAGGGGTCATCAATGAGGAGCATATCGGCGCCCTTGCCCAAAACCGCCCCGCCGATGCCGACCGAGTAGTAAATGCCGCCGTCCTTGGTATGCCACTTGCCTTTTGCCTGACTGTCCTGCGCCAGTTCGGTATGAGGAAACAGCGCGCGGTATTCCTGCCCACTCATGATGTTGCGGACCTCGCGCCCGAAATCGGCCGCCAATTCACCCGTTGCGCTCACGCTGATAAATTGCCGCTTCGGGTTACGCCCGAGCGCATAGGCGGGGAAACGGCGCGAAGCCAATTCGCTCTTCCCATGCCTGGGCGGTAACATGAGGAGAAGTCTGTCAACCTCGCCGCGTTCAACCCGCTCCAGTGCTGCCCCAATCTTCCGGTGATGCGGCGCCGTGCGGTACTGCGGGAACGTGTATTCACTGAAGGAAACCAGATCCGTTCGCGCTGTTGCTCGTGTCTTCAGTTCCTGCTCCGCCCGTAAGCGCAGCAAGTTCTGCATCGCTGATCTCTGCGATGCTGGTAACGCGGCGGACGGCGACATTGGAACTGCTCAGCCTCGGGTGCATGTACGGCGCGCAATCCCGCGCCCGGTCGGCGGCGCCGGCCAGATCACCGGCTTCATACTTCTGCCGCATGTCCTCAATCAGGACCTCCAGCGGGGTGATGCCGGCGGCGACCTTGTCCGCGATGGCGCGTGTTTTCCGCGTCGAGGCGCCGAGCTTGCGGCCTGCTCCGTTTCTCGCTCCGCCATGTCCGGTTGTCATGGTCGGCAGTCTTGAATGTTTTCAAGCCCGCGCATCAGCTCCACGGCTCTCCCTCGACGATTTGCCGCTTGGCGGCGTCGACCTCGGCGCGCGGCCGGTCCTCAAGGTCGACCAGTCGGTCATCAGCCCCGGCGACGGCGCAGATCAGCGCATCCAGCTTGATTTGGACGGCAATGGTGTCCCGGTTTTGTGTCGCCTGGATCAGGAACACCATGAGGAACGTGACGATGGTTGTGCTGGTGTTGATGATGAGCTGCCACGTGTCGGAGTAGCCGAACACCGGCCCGGTGGCTGCCCACACGACAATGACCGCCAGCGCGAGACAGAACGCCGCCGGTCGGCCGGTCCAGTCTGCGGTGCGCTTGGCGATGGTGTCGAACATGGGCTCCAGATATGCGAAAACCCGCCGCAGCTCTCGCCGGACGGGTCTGGTGCATCGTCACTACGCGACGCATAATCCCTCTTCGCACATCAGCGGCCCGCACGTCAAGCTTTCTGCAACGTTAAGGCGCGATGGAGCCACAGCGGTTCATCATGTGGAGCAATACCGCAACCACGATGAAGGTCCAGCAGAGGATCGACACGGCGTACATGAGCGGAACGGCCCACGGGTTCCGGTCAAACCAAAGAAGCCATTTCGGATCGCGCTCGGTCATAGCAGAAGCCCCAGCGACTGCATATGGTCGATTGGGTCTTTGTTGTTCTTGCTGCTGTTACAGGATTTACAGACCAGTTGCAGATTGCGCGGCCAATGAGTGCCTCCCTTCGTCAGCGCCACGATATGATCGATCTGATATTTTTTCTTGATCGACACCCGACACACCGCGCACTTCCCCTTCTGCAACTGAAAAATCCGGTCGATATCTTCCGGTGTGTAATGGCCCTCAGCGCCGAGCTTGAGAGCGCGCCGTTTCTGGTTCTGCGCTCTCGCCTTTTCCGGGTTTGCCTGTTTCCAAGCTTTTCCTCGTGCTTTGGCTTTCTCTAGGTTCTCAACTCGCCACGCGCGAGCTCTGGCTCTGAACTTCTCGGGGTTTTCCGCGTAATCCCGCCGACCGCGTTCGCGGGCAGCCGGGCGAGTTATTTCCCGGTTTGCTTCTCTGTACGCTTGGCGCTTCTCAAGGTGTTTCTTGGTCCTGAAATAACCACGCGCCTTCGTGCTGCGATATCTTTGCTCGTGGGTTGTTCTCTGCGTCTCCAGCGTGCATTGACAGCAAGACCCATTTGACACAAGCCTTTCGGCTATGTGCCCGTTGATGCATGGCTTGCCGGTAGCGTAACGTTTGAGCCCTTGTGCCTTCGCTTGCTTGCGAGAGACCTTGTCGTAATACATCCCCCGCTCGGGATTAAGTGGATTGGCTGCGTATCTGACTCGCGACTTCTCCCGCTTTTCCTCCCGATGGGCATCATCGTACTTGCGAACGATTGCCTTCCTCTTATCGGGGTTGGCTTTCCGCCAGGCATTGGCGCGAGCGATTACTTTATCTTGATTGGCGAGACAATACAGTCTCTGGCATTCGCAACAAGTGCTCGTAGACACCCATCGCTCCGCGACATGGCCGTGCTTACACGGGTTCCCATTGGAATAACGTTTACGTCCTTGGGCTATCGCGGCGGCGCGCGATATAATTTCGTCAGCCATGACTGCTCTCCGACAGCGGTTTGGTTAGGGTCGGCAGGAGATGGCCGTCTCCTGCCTGCCCGCCAAATCTTACTCCAATCCGTAGAAATCGGCGAGTATATCTAAAGAAATGCGGAAGATACCCATCCATCCTTTCCTGTCGGTACCACTGCCGAGTTCATTGGCAAATCTTTCGACTGACCAGTCATCGCAGCATACGTGCCAAAGAATGGGCCACATCCTGAGCCCGACCGCTTCCCGCGCCCGCCGGTAACTGGTAGCAGCGTCGAGTTGTCTGTCACGGTAGCCACCAGGATCAGGAACGGACGAACCTCCCGCTTCCGCATCACGGGCGCAGACAATACCGAGCGCCCAGTCCTCGTAGAGCAGACCACCCGCCCGCGCCTGCCGAACCGTAATCAGCCCGCGCTGGGCCATCCGCTCGATGCTGGGCTGCACCCGTGCCCTGTGCCCGAACCCATCGGCCAGCCGCTCGACCAGCACGCGATTGTGCCGCTGCCGGTCGTCGCTGACGAGCGAGCGGCGCAGCGCCAGCGTCGCGGCGAGGTCCTCGTCGCGCTCGCTCACCCAGCGTCGCCCTTCAGCAAGCCTTGGGCGTCGAGGAGCACGACGATGCGCTCGGGCAGGTCGGCCGCGCGTTTGTCCGACTGCGGCCGGTCGCCGAGATACTGTTCGAGGACCTGGAGCGTCTCGACGTCGACGAACAGGCGGCGGATCTGCGGCATGTACGGGTCGCGGGTCATGCCGACACCGATTTTTTGACCGCTGAGCGCGATGAAAGGGGTCGGGGGGTTACGGATGTACCTCCGCGCCCTTCGAGCGCACCAGCAGGGCTCTCATGGGCCGTAGCGGCGATGTTTGCCGCCAGCCTGCCGACGCACGGCACCCGTTCCAGTCTCAACACCGCCTCGACCTCGTCCAGGCTCCAGCAGACGTAGACGCGGTGGCCGAGCGACTCCAGCGTGCTGCGGAACAGCACCTGCGCGTCGGACTCGCGGCCGCGCGGCCCCTTGAGTTCAATTCCGAAACTGTGCGCGTTCGGTGTCCAGACCAGCAGGTCGGGGATGCCGCGCTTGACGCCCATGGCCTTGAGCACACCCGCTTCGGCCGGCGTCCTGTACCCGCCCGATGGCACGTGGCAATACGCCAGCAGGTGCTTAGCCTCGTAGATCGCCAGCAGGCCGCAGACGGCGCGCTGCAATGCTTCCTCGGGTCGTTTCAAAATCTCACCTCCATGATCAGCAGCACCGCCAGCCCGATCAGCCAGAGCGCCGCCATGACGACGCCGAGCGCCTGCACGGCGCGATGAACGCGCATCTCGGCCGCCTCGATCCGCGCCATCCTGGCCCGTTCCTGCACCTCGGCTGCCAGCGTGGCCGCATCCTGCTGCGCCCGGCTGAGACGCACGCTCTCGGCGGTCACTGTCCGCTCGGTCATGCCGACCTCCGGTTCTGCTGCTGCTGCTCGGTCAGAAGCTCCTCGATCCGCTCCCGCGTCAGCTGGCTGCACGCCGGGCAATGGGGCGGTTCCGGCAGCCCGGTGTCGCCCTCCGCCTGCTCGACCGTGTCGAGGCACACGGGACAGATCCAGACCACGGCCGGCTTGGGCTCGGTCTTCCTGTACGGCTCCAGCTCGCGCATGCCGTCCGGCAGGAACGCGCAGCGCTCGCCCTGGAACCACACCCAGCCGAGCCGCTCGGCAATGTGCAGCGGCGCCCAGTTCGGGCCGGCACGGTCGACGATAAACGACCGTGTGCCATAGCGCTTGTAAGCCGCGAACATGCAGGCGAGCGCCGTCTGTCGATCCCGGTTCATCGTCGCGATGCTCATGCCGTCACCTCCGCGCCCTGCTGGTGCAGCTCGGCCGGCGTGATGCCCACGACGACGTGGCTGGCGCCGGCAGGCTGGCCGTGCCAGAACAGCATGCGACACGTCACGCAGCGGGTGACCGCGGCCTTACGCGGCTGGTCGTCGATCCGGAACGACAGGGCACAGCGTGCGCAGTGGTAGCGCGGCTCGGGATCGGTCACAGCAGCCGCTCCTTCTCGTCGACTTCGCGGAGCGTCAGCAGCACCGCCTCCATCGTCGCGATTTCGTCGGTCGCCTTGCGCTGCGACATTTTCGCCCGCTCGATGAGCTGCGGATAGACCCGCTTGCGCAGGCTGATCTCGCGCTCGATGCAGCGGATCTGGTCGGCCAGCCCGGTCATGATGCAGCCGCCTTCCGCTTCGCCTTGCCCCGGCGCTGCGGCACCCAGCGCAGCGGGTTCCAGCGCTCGATGTAGTCCAGCCACAGGCTCGTGCCCATCAGCTCCGCCGCGCTGTATGGGTCCACCGCGTCGTCGTTGGCGCTGCCAGCGTGCATGCCGGTGTCGGTGAGCCCGCAGTCGTCGCAGCTCATGCCCGGTCGTGTGATCATGCTGCCCTCCGATCCGTTGGCGGCACCGGCCGATAGTCGTCGAGGACGAAGACCTGCGCCGATGGCGGCCGCTCGTACAAGCCCGACAGGAACGACCACCAGAACACCCACCAGCACAGCGGGCTCATGACGACCGCTCCCACCGCTCCAGCGCTCGCTGTCGCGCCGCCGCCACATCGCGCTGATGCTCCTCCGCCGAGATTCCGAGACGCCGCCCGATCTCGCCGGCCCAGGCGAACAGCACCGCCGCCGCAGCCGCCGGGCCGAGAGCAGCGGCCAGATCGGTCTTCATCGCCTGCAGGTCTTCGTTGGTCATGCCGCGCCCTCCAGAATTTCCGCGACCAGATCAGCCGGAGCCTGACATCCCGGCGTCCTCGGTTCCGGTCCCCACATGCCTTCCCACCGCCCGCCGTCGCGGAAGTTGGCGAGGCGGAACCGCCAGCGCGGATCGTCGGCGCCTCCGGCTATGACGCGCAGTTTGACCGACCCGCCCGCCGTCCGCTGCCGATAGGCCAGCGCGGCAATGATCCACGGGATTGGTTTGTCAGGAGGATTTTCCAGCGCCGCGGTCAGCACATCGATCACCAGCGCCGCGCCATACTTGTCGCGCCACATCCGGATCAGCCCACCGACTGCCCGCTCCTTCTGCCCGCTGATCTGCATCAGCGCCGGGAGCAGCGCCCACAGAATGTCAGAAGCGCTTGGCGGTGCCGCCGGCACCGTAAGTACTTTGACGGTTCCTAACGGTTCGGGTGACACCGTGTCACCTTTTACGGACAGAGTGTCACCTTTTACGGCTCCAATCGGTGTCGCTGTGTCACCTTTTATTCGGTCAGTGTCCGGGGACTTTTGCGCCGTTAGAGTTGCAATATCGACCGTTTCCCCGTTGATAAAAGGTGTCGCCGTGTCACCTTTTATCTGGTGTATCGGCGCACGCTTATGAGGTGGCGCGGTTGCAATAAGCTCCGCCACCTTTGCCAGATCGATGATGTAATGGTTGGTGTTGCCGCGACCGCATCCCCGGCTTCCTTGAAGCCGCAAAACACCAAGTTTCTCCAGCCGCTCAAAGCAGCGGAGCACGGTTCGGCGGGACAGGCAGCAATCGATGGCAACTGTCTGCGCTGACGGGAAGATACTGCTGCCATCATCGTGGGCGTGATCGGCAAGGTTCATCAGAACAGACTTTTCAGCGGCCCCGACCCGGAGTTTGCGGCAGTCCTTGGCGACTATGACGCTCATGACCGGCCTCCTTCCTGATCGGTGAAGACCTGCCGCACGCCGTCGAACCGCACGGTGTCGGTCCCGACCTCGCCCTGCCTGTATTTCGCCGTGATAATGTCGGCCTTGCCGCGCGCCGCTTCGCGTTTCCGGCTCCAGTCGGCCCATTTGCTCTGGTCGTCCGGTTCCTCTTTGGCGATGTAGTATTCTGCCCGGTAGAGCATGACCACCACGTCGGCATCCTGCTCGATGCTGCCGGAGTCCCGCAGGTCGGCCAACCCCGGCCGTTTGTCGTCGCGGGTTTCAACTCCCCGGTTCAACTGTGCCAGCAGCACCACCGGAATGCCCAGTTCCTTCGCCAGCCGCTTCAGGCCCGTGGTTACCTGCTCGATCTGGTGGACCTTCTGCGCCTTCGGATCGGTCGGCTGGATCAGGCCCAGGTAATCGACGATCAGAAGATCCAGCCCGTTGCGCCGCTTGTCCCGCCGGGCGGCGGCCCGGATCTGTCCGACCGTCTGACTGTCTGCGGCGTCGATTGCGATTGGCAGCGTGTCGAGCATGTGCCCGGCATCGGCCAGCCGGCGAAACATCGACATCGGCGCCCCTGCCTGAAGCTGGTCCTGAACGCTGATGCCGGTAAACTGCGCGTAGAGCCGCTGGACAAGCTGCTCTTCGGTCATTTCCAGACTGACGACCTTGACCTTCTTGCCTGCCCGCGCGGCGCTGCTCGCCAACGTCATCGCCATCGCCGTCTTGCCCATGCCGGGGCGCCCCGCGACCACGATCAGTTCGCTGTCACGCAGCCCGCCGAGCCGCTTGTCCGGTGCCGCCAGCCCGGTCGTGATGCCGCTCAGGCCGCCGCCGGCCTTGTGAACACGCTCGATCATCTCATCAGTCCTGCGGCGCGCTTCGGCAATGGTGGACGCCCGTTTCCGGCCGCTGTCGATCTCGGCCAGTTCGTGCAGTCTGGTTTCAACCTGTTCGATCCGGTCGGCGGTGCCGCGCGCGGGGTCCTCTGTGACGGCATCCAATTTCATGTCGTCGGCCAGATTGACCATTTCCCGCCGGAAATGGAGTTCACGCAGTTGCTTGACGAAATAATGCGGGGAAAGCCCGGTGCACGCTCCCTGCAGATCCGTCAGATACGAGAACGCCTCTTCGCCGGTCGCGGCGAGGATCTTGCCCATGCCTTCGGCCGTCATCGCAATGCCGCGATCCGCGCTGGCGACCGCCGCCGCCCAAATCCGGCCGTGCAGCGGATCGTAGAAGTATTCGGGCTTGACCGCCGCCGACAGGTCCTCGATCAGCACGCGCCGGCCGAAGATCGCCGTTGCGAGAAATTGCTGCTCTAGTTCCTCGTTGTGCGGAATCGGAATGCTCACGCTCTACGCCCTCCATTTTTGGGGGCGGACGCGAACCGGCCATGAGCGCCCTTGACGTCGGCGCGCAGAACGGCAATCCTTGAGTCCTTCTAGCGACTCATGGCGGCGCACATCCGCTGTGATAACCACCCCATCTCCAGGGATGGCAGCCAGCCCGGTGTTTCCAGCACCGGGCTTTGCTGTTTCAGCGTCCCACGTGTCCGGTGGGTGCGCAAGTCCTGTCATCGCCATTCCTCCCCATGCGTTTGTTGTTTGCGGCATCACGCGGCACGCTCCTTCTCGGCATCCTCATGAACCCGCTCGTGGCACTGGTTGCAGACGGCCGCCAGTTCCCACAGGAACTCGTTGCCGACGTGGTCATAAGTCAGGTGATGGACCTGCTCGGCGGGGCGGGATCGGCAGCCCTCGCAGACGCCTTCGGATCGCGCCATCACAAGATCGCGCTTGACCCGCCATGCGGTTGATTGCAGGTATTTGTTATACCAGCGCCACCACTCGGCCTTTTCCGCCTTCTGCAGACGGATATGCTTCTGGTTGACGGCCCTGATCCGGTCCTCGCGCGCCTCGTGCCAGCGCAGATGAAGCTCGGTGTCATATGCCGGCACCCGATCCGGGTTCCGAACGGTTGCTTTCGGAACTGGCCCCTGTGGACCGCCGCCGCACTCCAGGCACTGGTAGCGGAACTGGACGGCGCCGTTGGACGTCACCTTCCGCCGCAGTTCCGTAACCGGATGCTCGCATTTTTCGCCATAAATGGCGCTGATTTCCGCGCTTCGTTCGTCGGTGTTGCGCAGCCAGAACTGGCTCTGGGTGTCTTCGTCCCAAACAGGGATCATGCCGGCGTCTCCTGCTGGGCCAGCCAGCGCAGCGCATCGCCGGCATGCCAATCGGGACACTGGCGCAGGATGTGACGGACAGTCCCGGCCCACGCCATGAACTCGCACAGATCCGCAAACGCAGGATCTTCAGTCTGCGGTGTCGCCGGATACGCGCGGACAGCGCGGTTCATATGGCCTCCGCCTTCTCTGCCGCCTTGTCGGGCGAGATGATCTGGAACCGCAGCTCGTCCATCTCGAACTCGGTGATGCCGCGCAGGTGTTTGCGCACGTCGATGTCGACGCCCTCGGCGATCCGCCGGGCATGGGCGCGCACCCAATGCAGGATCGGGCGCTTGCGGCCGGTTTCGGTGACCGGCAGGTTGCGGGCGTAGAACAGGCTCTTGACGTGCTCCTCACCGACGCCGAGCGTCAGCGGCGTTTCCAGGTGATTGATGACGTGGTCCTGCGTCCGGACCTGCCAGAGATAGCGACGGTCGGCCCAGGCGTTGAAAACCATCGCCGGCCACACGGTTGTGGCGGCATTGAACATCGGATCGCGCCGCCACTTGGTGCGGGTCGATAGGCCATGCACGACCCGGTCGTTGGGCGTGACCGTCAGGTAGCTGTCGAAGCCGACCAGCACGTCGCCCTCGTTATCGAAGAACCGCTTCTCGTGCCGGTTCAGGGCGGCCGAACGCTCCCAGCAGATATACTTGAACTTCGCGCCGGGGGCGGGCGCCGCGACGCCGAGCGGAAAGCGGGCCATCCGGCGGACTTGATGCACGAACACGGAGTCCTTGCGGTACACGTCGAACACGGCAGCGTAATCCGGCAGCCCGTCGTTGCGCTGGTCGACCTGCTGGCTGTAAGTGACGCGCTTGACGCACGGCAAGTACATGCCGTGGACCAGCAGTTCGCCGAGATCGGCGTTAAACCCCTCGCTGCAGCCCCACGGACTGCTCTGATAGCGCTTCGCCATCAGGGTCAGGAACGCGCGGTAGGCAAGGTCGGTCAGTTCTTCACTGTCGAGCACCTCCTCGCCGAACTCGCCGAACTCGCGCGGGGTTTCGTCCCGCCGCTTGTCGGGATCTTCCTCCGCTAGGTTGATGAACGCGCCTGCCATTACTGCGTCATCCTCGGGATGGTCGGCGCGTAGGTCAGCACGTGCAGCGTGGCGTCGGCGTCGTCGAGGTCGAAGTGTTCGGCGACCGCGGCGACCGTGTCCGGCCAGATCGTGCGCATGGCCACGCAGATCGCGCAGGCGCACTCAGGCTCAAGCGCCCGCATCATCGCCATTCCTCCGCCGCGGGCTTGCCGCTCTTCCGCCGCGTCCTGCGCCGCCAATGCCGGCTGTAGCTGTCGAGGATGTGCCGCTGCCTCAGCGCCGGCAGCCGGTCGAACTCCAGGCGGGCGAGCTCCAGGTCGGCGGCGTCGCCGCTCTCGGCATCGCACAGCGCGTCATGGATCGGGTGCTCGCGCTTGACCCAGCACTGGGTAAAGGCCTGTGTGACGAGTAGGCGCGCGAGCCGGTCCTCCGCGGAAATGCCGAACGTGAACGGACCCCAGCGGGGCCGCTCAACCATGTTAATTTCTTCGGGCTCGGTTGCGGTGTCTGCGTCAAGCATCGGCAGTGTCCGGGTGACGGGAAAGGAGCGGCGGCGCCGGCCGGAACCAGCGCCACCGCAGGCGGGAGATCAGTCAGCCGGCGTCGGGGCGACCGCGTAGTCTTTATGGATGAAACCGTTCTCGGCGGCGCCGACCAGACACGGGCGGATCAGCGTGGTACAGCCGGTGCGGAAGTGGCGAACATGGCCGCGCCGCCAGTGCAGCCGGGGCGAGGCGTGGGTACCGCCCAAGCCTTCAGCCTTCGCCTTGGCCCAGGCTGGGATTTCGACGATGCGGTACTCGAAGATCGGGACCTTGCCCTTCCTGGCGCGCCGCTTATTCAGGTCTTTGGGCGCTGGGCGGGTGTGGATCTCAGGCCCTTTGCTGGACAGTGCGGCCAGAGCGGACACCACAAACTGCATGGTGCAGCCAAGCCAGTATTCTTGATCCTCATGATCGAAGACGCCGCTCGGGTCGTTGATCCAGTGGTGCGTCCCACCGTTCCGGCGAAAGGTGGTCGTAAACCCGTGGTGAGCCCATTCGGGAACATTGGTACACTTATGGAACGCCCGATACTCGATGCCGGTGGCGTCTCCGTCCGGTACGCTGCGGAGCAGAACGACGATGTCGTTGTGTCCGCCGCCGTCAAGCGGGTAGCGCTGGCAGAACACGACCTCGGGATACGGCAGCGCCACCACGCCGGCATCGATCATGTCGAAGCCGGTTTCCAGCAGGACATCCGACAATGCCATGCTTTCGCCCTGCCACGTCGAAAAGTCGAACTTGTGAGCGGTCGCGATAGCCTGTCCGTCGGCGCGGAGGTCGCGAGCAACATCGGGCGCACCCTCGTCCAGTTGGCGAAGGGTCGCTTTCATTGCGCTGACTCCAAGCCGACCGTGGATGATGTCTTCGACCAGGGTATGGACGGCGCAGGGTGTGGTGTCCGCCATGATCAGCCCTCCTCCGACGGACGGTCATCGGGAACCTCGTCCTCGTGGTCGGGGTCGACGAAGGTCCGCGCGAAGCCGTCGGGTGGCTCGTCGGGCGGCGTCAGCGCGTCGGTGGCCGAGGTCCGAAGCTCCGAAATCTCCTCGGCGAGATCCGGGAACCGGCTCGCGATCTGGTCGAGGATGCCGCTGTTGAGCAGGACGATGTCGAAGTACTTGTCGTTGAACATCTTGCTGATCTCGGCAAGCGCCTCTTTGGCGCCGCCCCGGTTCCGCGGGAACATCACCGGCTCGCCGCCATAGGGCACGGCGACCGCGAATGTCGGAGGCGGGGGAGGGGGAAGTTCCGGCGCGGCTTCGTGCTCGATCACCGCGCCCCCGGCCTCGATGACCTTGCCCTCCATTTCTTCCGCGCACAGCTCGCCTTCTTCGGGAAATGCCGCGCGCAGAGCTGCGGCTTTGGCGACCTTGTGCAGTTGGCCGCGGGGTCGGCGCGCCCACATGTCGGTCGGCAGTTCGGAGGTCTTGCCGCCGATCGTGCTGTAGGCCTCTTCCCAGAACACCGGCTCGCTGAAGGCCCGCGGCTGCCCGCCGACCAGCCGGTAAACGGTAATTTCGCACCACTCGGGATAGTGAACCTCGATCACCTCCGGCTTCCAGCCGTCCTTGTGCTTGCGCGAGCCTTTGAAGACGCGGCGGATGGTCGGCCCCCACCGCGGGCTGTCCATGCCGGCCCAGGCATTCGTGCGCGCCGCGGTGGTCTGGATCTCGTTGATGCCGGGCCAGATCGTCTCGACCTCGCGCTGCAGCGCCGAGTTCCAGACCGGCACGATGTGGATCATGCGCTTCATGACGTCGAGTTTGCGGGAAACGCAGTAGTCCACGGCAAGCAGGATCGACTCCGGACTTTTGGCCCCCGGAAAGATGACCTCACACAGGACGCGCCACTGCGCCGGGGTGATGCCGCGGGCGGTTGCCCCTGACGGCATCGGCAGCCGCGCCGGAACGGCGACGTCGGGCAGGGTTGCGATTGCTGCGCTCATGATCACATCCCCATGCTGTTGCGGCCCGAGCGCATCTCAGCGCGGTGGCCCTGGGCGTTGCGCAGCTTGCGGTAGTCTTCGACCGTCATGCCGCGCTTGGCGGCATTCCCGGCGTCGGTGCGGTCGCGCCACGCCAGCACCTTGGCGATTGCACGGACACCGGCCGCCGCCTCGTCCGCCAGGGCGGCCCGCGCGTCGTCGGCCAGATCGCGCCGCAGCCACGTCTCGGTGCGGTCGCAGGCGTCGACCTTGCGCGACAGCACCTCGCCGCCGACCGCGACAAATTCCGTGATCTCGCCGATGTGCTGGCCCCGGAGCGGGCAAGCGCCGTCCGCCAGCGTCTCGCGAACCGGCGTGGTCTTGCGCCCGCCATGCGCCGAGACCAAGCCGAAGCGATGTGCGGCGTAGTAGGTGTCCCAGTCGACGCTCTGCATTTGCTCCTCCATGACCGCGCTCATTCCGCACCCCCAAACCGCTCGCCCAGCTCGTGCATGCGGCGCTCCAGCGCCTCGATGCGGCGGGCCAGCTCGTCGAGGCTGATGTCGACCGTGGCCAGCCTCTCGTCCCAGTCCGCATCGGGCTGGGACCGCTCTTCCTGCTCCATCAGCCATTCCTTGGTCGCGCTCATGACAGGCTCTCCTTCGCCCGCTCGATAGCCGCGTGCG